TTTTATACTGTAGTGTCCAGTTCCTGTCCAAACGAAATCGTAAGGCAAACAGGATCTATAAGCAACTATGCTCGGGTGATCACCCGGGCTCGCTTACTAGTTACTGTCGTAGGGGTGGTGATCACCACTCCTCGCTTACTACGACTTGAAGATTTAGTCAATACCTTATTCAGTTTCGAATCACTCTTATCCCTATTAACGAGATATTTGTGAACAAACTGAACCCCACTACACATTCTTATCAAGCTACGATAAGCCCCACTATCCTCTAGTTTCACCTTATCCGCTACTTTTTCAAGAGTGGTAACAGATGAAGCCATTGGATCGTAGGCTGGTCAGTAAGAATAACCGCGTGTGGAGTGGATTTGCATTCTAATTGCTCGGGCAAATCAGTCAGAATACATTAATTCATGTATACTTACAATGATTATTGTATTAAAGACCATACCCAACCAAGTAGAACACATAAGGAAACTTAGTACTACTACACATCAACGTAAATCTGTTTCTTTCCGTATCGTAATGACACGGAGATACTCAAGAGTACGTCATCGTATAATTAGTACCAGGCCTGTGATTACTTTTTGAAGTTGTTTAAAGAACCTCACGAATAAATTTGGAATAACAGGTACTGACATTGCAATATATCAGTACATGAAATTCATTAGTGGATGAACAATGGGCCAATCACTTCTATTCTCAGGTAGACGGATTACTCCACTTTCCCAAGACTGTCAATTAGGTACATAAGTCCAAGGAACTCTTACCAGAGCACCAAGGTACTTACCTAGACCATTAAGTTCTCTCTTAAATGCACGGATAGCATCCAATATGGTAGGTTCTTCATCATTTTTCACTCAGCGTAATATCATATGAGGAGGTTTCTTTCAAAACCCTCAAAATGTAACAGCGGCGATGAACTGTTGACGTCAGAACCCATCCATAAAGGATCCGAACATTCAGGAAATCACTTTTTTATCTAGATATCATAAACCACTTCTCGGTCCAATTGCCATTAATACTCGAATACGCACTCTAACCAATGTACTAAAGAATGGCTCGTTTGGACCAGCAGACACATCGTGTCTGATGGTTACAAACTTACCACCTTTTTTGATTCTCTTTTGGAAAAAGAGTTTCAAAATAAGGCTTTCTAAAGACGTAAAGTTAAGTAGTGGCAATGCACGTGCTCCGTCAGCGCTTCTCTTTCAGTTTCTGTAGTTCTTTCAGTCCTCAATACCAACCTTGTTAAGTAAAGCTCTCGCTTTCTTCTCAAGTTTGAACATTGGGAAACGTTTGACTACTAACTCATAGATGATAGATGGCAGGAACTCGACATTTCGCATAAAGAGTAAAATGTTTTTGGCACCAAGTGGAGATATGTTGTATCCATTGATAGTTCAAAGTTGTTTGGCGAACTCCAATACCGTTCCATCAAAGCCTTTTATCGGATTAATCTTCATACCTAATTGCATAAAGATATCACGATAGTACTTTGCCACCTTCTCGTGTGCAAGAGCACCGTCATCCCCAAGAACTGCATAAAGTAGTTTCTTAGGATTGACACCTGCTTGAATTGAAGCAACTCTAACAATAACGTGATGTGTTAGGGCTAGACATGCGAATGAGGAGTATGCCCCCATAGGTTGACCAACAGAATATCTGACGGTTTCACCTTTGAGGTCTCACTCTCTGTCCAGTACATTTTTCCATAATGTACCCTCAAATCCAAGGATGTTCAGGATCTGCTCTTGTAGAACAACAGGAAGACGGTCCGTCGCAGCGGAAAGATCCATTGACTGCAGCCTCTTTCCTCCAGTTTTGACAGCACATTTTACACCCAAACTTTTAAGCAATGCTATAATAGGTTTGGATTGGTCATTTGTCCCATCTTGGGGCACTGAGCCCAAAAATGAGTAAATGTCGTCATGTAGAGGTCTTAGGAGTACTTGCGTTCATCAATCGGTAATTCCAATCAAACGACGTTTTCCCCGAGCCTCTTCTAGAACCGCAATGCGGCCTAGTCAAGGTTTGTGATCTAACAAGTAGAAAACAATAGCCACGGGTAAGAGTAAAACGGAACTAAGAACGAATGTATTTAAAAGCACTCAGTATCCACGTGATATACACATTTTACAATACTGAATGTAACAACTCGGTCTTAGCATTCATCCCAACAAGTCTATTCCAATACCAAGTATTGCGAGGTTTGCATTAGGTCCCGCCTTTTGTGAAAACTGAAAGATGGAAGGTTTAGATTTAAACAATCCACCCTTCTTACCGTTTCATCCCATAGATTTCAATGCAGCTTCAATGGATTTGGTTGGAAGAGTATCACATGACCCGATAAACGGATCAGTGATTGTACCCTTCTTAACCTCAGCCCATTCAGGAGCAGTCGCACGGAAGAATGAGAGAGCAGTAAGCAACAGTTTAAACAAGACGAGATCTCCCCTGGATAATGATCCAGAGGCAATTCCCTTCTTCACACGGAGACAAAGTGCTTTTATCCTGATAGGTAAACACATTGGCAACCCTGCAAAAGAAGTCAAGGAACGCTTACCCTTATGAGTCTTAACCCATACAGATGTTGAAGCTACGAATCTATTACGTTCATCAACATAACAGACTACAAGTCTCAACACCTCTGACCAATAAGTGATAGTAAAAGTAATACCAGACATTTTCCACATCTTCATTATAGGACCCAATAGCCTTCTGAAACCAGGTCAACTCTTCTCAGAGCTGATACGATCACGAAGGAACAGGTTTTCTAATACAGTGAAATACCTTGGTAACTCCTTATAAGACATCCATTGCTGAGACGCAAGTCTCTCCCCTCGAAGATCCTTTTTAGGGAATCAAACAAAGGGATGCAATAAAGATATCAAACAGGTGGTTACTAAAAGTAGATCATTGATTAGACCTATATTTAAGAACATGAAAATGTTTGTAGCTTCTAATTTGTATTTATAGTGAACAGAGTATGATATTTCACACTCTTATTGTTTCCATTGAGTAAGACTTAGTCTCACCTTGGGAATGATACTCGCTGTAAGTATAGGTTAGGAAGTTCTGTCTTCGGCAGGTAAATCCCGTGACAATGGTTGTATCTCACTATCCATTGTCTTGATATATGTATGTACAAACTAAATCTTCATTTGTACACCTTTACTTATAATGTCCAGAGCTCAGCTTTGACACCGTATTTAAAACACTATAAGATTTATGTATCTAATATATCATTCACGTTGGCCTTATTTGCTAGCAGGCACGTATTCTATACTTCACCCCTTTCGGGATACCATCCTTACGGATCAGGTTATCTATTCAATTTAAGGACCAACCACCAATTGGTTTGATCTTAAGGCAATAAAAATGCCAGTTGTGAGTATTGAGTACTTACAACCAGGATCATAGGAGTGGGTACTCCCTACTCTCCAATCATATGGTATAGCCACAGGTTTTCCCCTGGGGGCTAGCCAAACGGTACAACCTTCTTATTATGAATAAGGTGCACTATAATCATATGACGGTTTAACAGAGTATCTCTGTTCTACCCAAATTAGATTAAACATGCCCGTGACCTATCCCTATGGTAAAACCAGTCAGTGTCAGTCGTTAGGGCAACTCAGGAGTACACGTCCTCGCCTTCTGTCAGATGTCATGTAGTTAACTACACCCCTTCCACCAGCCACGTGGGTCATCATGGTGTTCTCAATACCATGATCTCACAGCTCTCACTGTGAGGCAAAGTCCTGGAGAACTATTAGTTCCCTCTCAGCTTAGCTTCCGTAAGGTCAACCGTCAGGTTGACTTTAGTGAGACCGTGGGACGCACCGGCTAATCGAAGTAGGTTCTCTTTTTACAATTGTATCAAGACCTTTTCTCCGATCATAATGCTCCACTGGAACACTAGAAGTGTGTGGGTCTAAGCACCCGTTCACGCTCTCAGGCCCCAGGATTTAGGTTATCTGTTGACTAAGTTTTCTTACAACATAATCTCAATTCCTTGTAATCCTGATAGCAGAACGTGCTTGACCCGAATCACTCAAGTTCACCATGAATTAAATTCATGGACGGAGTTTACAACTCTCCGTGCGGGCAACCGCAAACAAAATGATATCGTTTTCCAAACATCCCTTTAAAGGATACCCGGGAAAACGATTATGGCAGTTGGTCA